ATACGTCAGGTATTGAAGCGAACCTCACATACGCGGCGGGTTGCATGTCGTGGATGACGCCAAGCGAGACTAACTGGTTCGCTTTTGAGTCCCCGTCTTACCTTGACGATAATGAGGAAGTAAAGCGGTGGTATGGTCAAGTGACAGAGGAAACCAGAACGATTCTGGCTAGGTCTAACTTTTATTCGCAGATACATGAGGTCTGGCTGGACGACGGTGCATTTGGCACGTCTGGAATGATTATTGAGGAACCGGAAGGCGAACTTCGCTTTGAGGCATTGCAGATCGGTGACTACGCCATCATCGAGAACGAGCATCGCGAGGTCGATACGATCTTTCGTGATTTCAAACTTACGGCGCGAGCGGCAGAGCAGAAGTTTGGACGACAGAACCTTCATCGGGAAATGGTGAAGATGCTCGACGCGGAAAACTCAAGAGGTCTGGATGAAAAGCATGAGTTTATCCATGTCATCATGCCTCGGATTGATAGGGATAGAATCCCCGGCAAGATTGATTCGCTCAATATGCCGTGGGCTTCGATATACATCGACAAGAAGCATAAGCACGTTGTTCGCGAGGGCGGCACATGGGAGAACCCGGCAGCAGTTCATCGGCATTTACTTTGGAGCCATTCGCCTTACGGATTCTCTCCCGGCATGGTCACGCTACCTGATGCGAGGCAGTTGAACTTTATGCAGCAACTTTTGGACACGCAGGTCGAAACCTTGATAGAGCCTCCTGTTCGCGTTCACGCATCATACGAAGGCGAAGTAGACCTTAGATCGGGAGGGGTGACATACTTTGAGGATGAAGCCAATATGCCGAGATTCTGGGAGAGTCGCAGCAATTATTTCATTGGCGAAGACAGGACAGAGTTTCGAAAGGCGCAGATCAATCGAGCATTCCACGTTGAGCTTTTCCAAGCATTGTCGGCTGTTCCTCCAGGTAAGGAAATGACAGCAGCAGAGGTGAACGCAAGGCAGCGTGACCGTCTCACACTATTTTCACCGACGTTCGCGAGGAAGAACACGGAAATCAACACGCCGATAATGAAGAGGGTTTTTGCTCTCTTGCTACGGGCGGGAGCTTTCCCAGAACCACCTGATCAACTAGTAGAGCAACTTGATGATGGAACCGTTTCGATTCCTGATCCGAACATAATCTACACCTCCCGCCTCGCGCTCCAGCTTCGCGCAATTCACAACGAGACATACATGCGGACAATGGACCTCGTTTCACCTCTCATGCAGATAGCTCCAAATGTGATGGACCATTTCGACCTGGACAAGATCGTGCGGGAATTGGCTCGCAACGAAGGAATGAAAGAGGGGTGGCTACGCTCTCCGCTTGAGGTGGAGCAAATCCAGCAAGCGAGGTTTCAATCAGAGCAGGAAGCAGAAGAGGCGGCGGCTTTACAGGATGAAGCAGATGTAGCGTCCAAGCTCGGTAAGGCGGGAATGATTGCAGGGGCAGCATGAACATCGGTGAAAAACTATTTGCGAGGCGTCCCGGCGAAAACGAGGAGGCGGCGGCGAAGCGGATCAAGCGAAACAAGCGGGTTTTTCGCGATGCTCTCGACAACACAGCAGGGCATGAACTTCTGCGCCTCCTTTACTCCGTCAGTCATCCTCTTGCACCGCGCTTCACTGGCGATGCAAGACCGGAACAGGCAGCATTTCTAGACGGCGAAAAGCATACAATTGGAATCCTCTGGCTAAACGGCACGTCAGAGAAAACTTTTACTCCACAACAAGAGATCAATGAGTGAACTAACCATAGAAGATAAACGAGAAGCCTTGAAAGAGGCGGGTAAAAAAATTCGCAGCAACGCGAGCGATTTAACCATCGAAGAAGCATTCGCTGAATTGCAGGGCGGTAAACCGACCTCGGAACCGACCCCGGAACCAGAGAAAACTCCGGTGGTTAAAAGTCCGAAGAAGGCAGTTCAAAGCAATACTAATTCCGCTATGACTATCCAAGAAAAGATTGCTGAGATTGGTGACATTTCCCTCGGCGACCGAAACCCCGAAGTGATTGCTTGGGCGCGTGAAAACATTAGCAAGGAAGAATTTAAAGCTCGTTACGCTGGCAGAATTTGATATGAGTATAGAAGCACCTTCAGCACCATCATCGGAACCAATTGTCGATTCATCTCCAGCACCGGCATTAGATGAATCCGCTACCGCACAAGAACCAGCATCGGATCTGACCGAATCCCCTTCCCCGGCGGATGGCATCTTTTCCGATGGGCTAACCTTCCGCGATGGATATTTCAATGACGTTGATGCAGACGGTTTCGACGAATACCGTTCGATGGCGGCACAGTTCAAGGATTTGCCGTCTCTTTTCAAATCGCTGAAAGATACCAAGGCAGCACTGTCTCAGCGTCAGGACGGCATGGTCAAACTTCCCAACTCCCAATCTACAGAGGAGGAGATCGCAGCTTACCGTGATGCTATCGGCATCCCTGAGTCCGTCGATGATTATGAACTGACTTTACCCGAAGCGAGCCAGTTGCCTGAAGGTATTGAGTTTCAAGAGGGCGATTTGCAGCAGTTCCGCGAGTTTGCTCACAAAAACGGTATCGCTCCAGAAACAGCTTCGGCACTGCTTAGATACCAGGCCCAGGTGGAGGGCGAGCAGATTTCGCAGATTCGACAGGAGCAGCAGGATTGGAAAGCTGACCAGCAAGAACAACTTCGCAACGAATGGGGCGGCAATTGGGAGAAAAACCAGATGCTCGCGAAACGTGCGGCGGAAACGTTCGGGCTGGGTGCGGATCATCCGCTAATGGAAAATGCTGATGTGGTGAAAGCAATGGCGAATGCAGCGGCGAAAATCTCCGAATCTTCCCTTGTCGCTGGCGAATCAATTACGAGTCACCTGACTCCAGGCAACGAAGCGCGGGATATTCTCGCGAATCCTGACAACGCTCTACATGCGCCTTTTCACGATTCGACTCATCCTAACCATGAATCTGCTGTAAACACCTATATGCAAAAGATGGAGGAACAGGCGAGGCGCGACGGTTTTGCGGTCTAGGGTTTTACTGTTTCTCCCCTAGCTCCGCACAAAATCCCCTGTCAGGTCCGTCTCAGCCTGGCAGGGGTATTTTTTTCTTGCATTCCATTCGCTTTCGGCAGTTTACATAATCAGTCTTACTGATGGCCCCCAAAAAAGGGATTACCGGACGAAGGCTCGCCAGAAACGCGAGGCCCGGCTACCGGACTACCTAGCAGGTGAAGAAATTCAACTTGTAACCCTTTTTTTATTATGGCTCTCTCAGTAGCTCAAACTATACCCGAACACTATCGCCGGGCATTTCAGGATAACTTTTCTCATGTTGTCCAGCAAGAAGTGCAACACCTCGGCGCAAAAGTCCTAGTCGATAACTTTTCCGGTAAGGAAAAAGTCTATTCTGACATGGAAGAATTCGAATTCGTCCGCCGAAGTGGACGACTCACGAACTCCACTCCTGACGAGGTGGAAGCTCACAACCGTAAACTTGTCAAAGTTGACTTCAAATGTCAGAAGATTTTCGACCGTCTCGACGACGAATTTCTTGGATCACTTGGACGACCTGACTCGGAAGTACTCCAGGGCATGCGAATGGCTTGGAACCGCACCGTTGATACGGAAGTGGCGAAAGCGGCAACGGCAACCGTCTATGGTGGTGCTGAACCTTACGTTACGGCAATTGACCTCCCCGCTTCTCAGCAAGTGGCAGTTGATTACGTTCGCTCGGGAAGTGCAGCCAACTCACATTTGACCATCGACAAACTTCGCCGTGCAAAAACCATTCTTGAAGAGAACTCGGTGTTCCCGGCAGAAGAAGACGTTTGTGTCGCTATCAACCCACTGGCAGAGGATCACCTCGCTCAAGAGGTTGAAGATGCCGGAAACGACATCTGGGCTAACATGGTTGGACGTTGGTTAAACGGCGAGACTGACAAGCTTCTCGGAATGTATGTGACCAAGACAAATCGGCTCGCGACGGCAAGCAACATTGATTCCGTTTTCGTTTACGCGAAAAAGCGCGGCATCCTCGTTGCTCCCGACAAACTGGAAACTCGCATCGACATTCGTGCCGATAAAGATCACGCAGTTCAGATCAGTGCATATGGACTTTACGGTTTCATGCGCCGGTATGAAAAGACTGTTGTAGAAATCAAGTGTGACCGCACTGCGTAAAACTCAACGAAAGGACCAAATACCATGGCATCTATCAATACAACTGAGCGCACGGCGCAACTCGAAAACGATTACAAGCGCAATGCGTCGCCTTCCTTTCGGAAGCTGCAACAGAACTTGCGCCTTGCTCAATTCGCTGAAATCACAATTACCGGAGATTCTGACGCGGCTGACGACGATATTGTCCTTGGCAAGCTCGGACTCGCTGGCACGATCATTCCAGAACAATGCTCGATTACGAGTACGAACGGAGCGATTGACTGCGATTTCACGTTGGAGAAAGTCAGCACTGACGGCACTGTTACCGCCCTTACCGGCGCGGCCAGTGTCGCAGCAGATGACACGCCCGTTGCCTTTGCTCGCAAAGCTGGCGGCGTAGACGGTTCCGCTTTTGCGGAGACGGACTACCTGCAACTTACACTTTCGGCTGCAACTGCCATCGCGGCAGATGACACGCTCGAAGTGCTTCTTACCTACGCTTCGGAAGAAGCTCCGTAAGCAACCTTAACGATTTCCCGCCCTCGCCTGATTTATGAGATTGGGTCCGGGGGCGGGTTTTCTTTTTACATAATATGACTGCGACTCAAATTGCGAACATCGCGCTCTCTCACTTGGGCGAGCCTGGCTTAACCAATATTGAAAGCGATACTAGCCCGGCGGCAATCGCGGCGCAGAAACATTATGAGAAGCAGAGGGATTCTCTGCTTCGTTCTCATCCGTGGAACTTTGCTGCAACCAGGGCGAGTCTCACAGAAACATCGGAAACTCCGGTTTTTGGCTGGGGCTATTCCTTTGCCATTCCTGACGACTGCTTGCGTATTCTTTCGCTGAACGGCGTCCCGGCTCTAACAGATCCGGCTGACTATGTAATCGAGGGCGATGAACTTCTTACGAACGCAGACACTGCGTATGTGGTCTACATTAAAAAAGTCACAGACGCATCAGAATTTGATTCACTCTTTATCGACGTGCTTGCGCTTAGACTAGCGAGCGCGATTTCGATGGATATTACCGGCGACCGAAGTCAGCGGGATTCGCTGGCGGAAGAAGCCCAATCAGTACTCAACAAGGCGCAATGGGTTGACGCAGTAGAAACGAAACCTCGCGTCAAATCTGCTCTTTCCGAAAGCCGGGGAATGCGAGCGCGGCAAGGCTTGATGCTGGCAATGGCATCAGCAGTGCCTACTCTTATTTCGTCCGCTCATGCCGTGGAAGCGCACAACGGATGGAGTCCTGTTTTTGCCCTTGTCGAAGATGGCGACAGAACGGTTTTGCAAGTCTACTCATGGACTGGCGGGGATGGCGACGAACCAGGAACGGGCTACGTTACCAGTTCTGGAACCTTGACCAATGACATTTCGAGCGCAGTAAATGTGCGCGGAACGAAAGGCGATCAGGGGGATAGTGGCATTCAAGGGATTCAAGGCATTCAAGGCGACCAAGGGGCAACCGGACCTCAAGGCGAGATCGGACCTCCTGGGCCGCAGGGTGACAAAGGAGAAAACGGCGATACTGGACTTACTGGTGCGGCAGGACCAACTGGCGCACAAGGACCGCAAGGCATTCAAGGGGAAACGGGAGCAACGGGTCCGCAAGGCATTCAAGGCGACACAGGACCGACAGGGGCAACGGGACCAGCAGGGGCAACAGGGGCGCAAGGACCAGCAGGAAATGACGGAGATGACGGAACCCTTTGGTATTCCGGCAGTAGTGCGCCGTCAGACGGAACTGGATTAAACGGTGATTTCTTTATTAACCTTACATCGCATGCTTACTATGGTCCGAAAGCGTCTGGAACATGGACAGGCACGGGTCCGAATTCTTTGCAAGGTCCACAAGGTGACACGGGGGCGACTGGGGCAACCGGGGCGACCGGGGCGACTGGACCACAAGGTCCACAAGGTGAGGCAGGACCAACAGGACTACAAGGACCACAGGGCATTCAAGGGGAAACGGGAGCAACGGGTCCGGCGGGACCAACAGGATCGCAGGGACCAGCAGGAGCAGATGGAGCAGATGGAGCAGATGGTTCTACGTGGCTCGAGGGAGATGGCACACCTTCCGATGGCACGGGCGCGAATGGTGATTTCTACTTAGATTCGACCAATGACTCATGGTATGGTCCAAAAGCATCTGGATCGTGGACAGGCACGGGTCCAAATTCTTTGCAAGGACCGCAGGGCATTCAAGGCGAAACGGGCGCAACTGGAGCGACTGGAGCAACCGGACCGACAGGACCGACAGGACCGACAGGACCGACAGGACCGCAAGGTATTCAAGGCGATACGGGACCAACAGGGTCAACAGGACCAACAGGACCAACAGGACCAACAGGCGATACAGGACCAGCAGGGGCAGACGGGTCAGACGGAGTAGATGGCATTTCGACAGGCGTAAAATACATATTCAGCGACACTACAACTGAAAGTTCTCCAGGTTCTGGCTATTTACGCTTTAACAACTCTACCGTTTCGTCAGTCACTGAAATTTACATTGCCGGAACCGACTATGACTCTGCCGATGCATCAGGATGGATCGAAAGCTTTGATGATCCTACCTCTACAGTAAAAGGCATTCTTACCATCAAGGAAACACAATCCCCTTTAGATGGTGGAGGAATCTTTCAAGTCACAAGTTTAACGGATAACAGTAGTTGGTTTTCGCTTGGAGTTACCTACCTTGCTGACTTTAACGGGACTCCAACCGATGGAAACGAATTAGTTGTCAGTTTTGCGTATACCGGCGACAAGGGCGATACTGGAGCTACCGGCTCTACCGGCGCGGACGGGTCGATAAATGGGACCGGCGACTGGACCGTTTCCGTGTTCTATGACGCAAACGACGTTGTGACAAACGGCGGGAGTAGTTACTATGCACTGAGCGACCACGCATCGTCAGCGAGCGACGAACCCGGAGTGGGGGCAAGCTGGGACACATATTGGGGGATATTGGCATCCAAGGGCGACACTGGGGCCGCCGGGGCGGACGGAGCAGACGGGGCGGACGGTGCAGACGTAGCGGGATCGCCAACGGGATCGGTTATCGCCTTTGCAGGATCTTCCGCGCCCACTGATTGGCTTATCTGCGATGGTAGTGCTGTTTCCAGAACAACTTACGCGGATTTGTTTACAGCAATTAGCACTACGTACGGAGTCGGCGACGGGTCTACGACCTTCAATTTGCCAGATCTTGGAGGGCGAACAATTGCAGGTAAGGAATCAACCGCTACGCTACTTACATCGGGCGGCAGCGGAGTCGATGGTGCAACTCTCGGATCAACGGGTGGAAGCCAAACGCACCAACTCAGCGAAAACGAAATGCCGATCCACAATCACGACACCAGTGATAGATATGATACGACTTCGAGGAACATGGCAGACACTGGCAGCGGGGTTTCTGTGAGGTTGAACAACATCACTACTGTGACGAGAACTGTTACTTCGGCAGGTGGGGATCTAGCACACCAAAACACTCAGCCTACCATCGTCCTGAATTACATCATTCGCACGTAATGGCATTCCACGTTCACCGCAATTCTTTCAATGCTGGCGAAATTTCGCCAGTAATGGATGCACGGGTGGATTCGGAGAAATATTCTTTTGCCTGTCGCAAACTCGAAAACTTTCTTCCTCGCGTCTACGGTGGGGCATTTCGCCGACCTGGAACGCTATACACGGGAGAGGAGCGCGGCATAGGAACATGGACTGCTCGCGCCGATGACTCCAATATTTCCCACCGGATACTTGATTTTCAAATAGATGGAGACGCGCCAACCGTCGATGACGATACATTCTACGACGTGGGTTCTCTATGGGTTCGCAACGTTCGATCAGTCTACAAGGCTACAGCGGTTTCCAGTTCCTCGGCAACATGGGATTTGCAAAACACGGAGCAAAACAATCTCTACGCTCTCGACGATCCAACAAACTCTGACGATTCAGACGATGGATACGGGGTTGATTCCATCTGGTTCAACGTCAACACGGGCGGGGTTTTCATCTGCACGATTGACGCACCGGGGGCAGCCAATTGGGATCAGGTCGACGAACAAAACAACGTGACGGCGGAAGCAACGCCAGTGAGCGGAACCGACAACGGAAGCGCGGGCTATGCTGTCGGATCGGTCTGGATTTATAACATTCACAGTCTTTACCGTTGCTCTGACAATACAAGCGGCGACGCGGTTTGGGATTTGCAAAGCGAAATTGCGGAACTCGCAGCTACCCGCCTTCCTCGCGGCTCAGATGACTCCTACAACGTCGGGGCGTGGTGGGTGAATCAGGAAGTTGGAAGGGCGTGGGAATTGACGGCAAAAGGGACAACGGCGAAAACTCGGCTTCTTTCGTTCTCAGTTTCGGCGAATGATTCCTACATGCTGGAACTTGGGGCTGGATACGCGAGACTCTGGAACACGGATGGTTCACAGGTTCTAGATGAGTTCAATTCGCCGTATACAAATCCCTTAACCCTTTCCACCCCTTTCACGGAGAGTGAAATCTTCGATGTGCAGATGGCGCAACTCGGAAACCTCGCGTATTTCGCGCATCCGAATCACCCACCGCAGAAACTTACGCGCACATTTGACGCGAGTTATGCGGCGGCTCGATTCACCTGGTCAGAAGTCGATTGGAGTTTTCCAGCATTCCGCGACGTTAATCAAACAGAGCTTACAGCTTCCCCATCCCAAACAAGCGGCAAGGCAAAAACAATTTCGTTCGCTGGCGGATCGCCATTCATAGAAACCCTCGACTATGACCTTTACAATGGGGCGCGAATTATGCTTTCACAAAAGCGTGAAGCGGCAACAGAAAAGCTTTTGCTTGCTATCGGAACTGGTTCAACTGATCCAATCTCAGTTCTCGGAGAATATGAAGTCTATACCTTTGGAGCGTACACCGGGAGTCTTACGGTAGAATCTAAAGACGCGTCAGGTGCATGGAATGCGATTCGCACCTTCGAGGCTACTTCGGACAGGCAGATTGTTTTCCGGTCCGCTACCGAAACGGCGACAGAACTACGACTCACTAAGTCCACCAGTGCAGCAACCGCAAACGCGGCGGCCTACATTGAGGCGGCAGATTCTTCGCGCATCGGCTATGCGAATATCATCAACGGCGTTACGGCTGGAGGAAGTGATACACCGTCGATTTCAGTAGACATCGAACTGGATTTTGATTCGACCACCGCAACTACCGATTGGGCTTTGGAATCATGGGCAAAATACTCCGGCTATCCTCGCGCCGTAGCCTTCCATGAACAACGCTTGTGGTTTGGCGGAACGGAATTGCAGCCAAACACGATTTGGGCTAGTCGAATTAACGATTTTGAAAATTTCCGGCGAGGTGCTTTCGATGATGACGCCCTGGCTTTCACCTTGGCATCCGATGAAAGCTCACCAATTCAATCACTTCTTTCGCATGATGCGCTTGTGATTTTCACGCAATCAGCGGAATGGACGGCAGCAACCTCGGAGCAGACTTCCATCACTCCAAGTAATGTTTTTGTGCGTCGTCAATCCCGATTTGGCGCGGCCCATCGACAGGCTTTCGTTGCCAACAACTCGATTCTTTTTCTCCAACGAGGCGAAAGAAAATTACGCGAGTTCCGCTATTCAGCCGGGGGCGCGGAGGGGCAAGCGTCTGATTTAACGATGCTTGCTGAACACATCACTCGAGGCGGCATTTCACAAATTGCGTTCCAACCACATCGCGACCCAACTGTCTACGCTATCAACTCACGCGGCGAACTTCTCACTCTTACTTTTGAACTTGATCAGGGCGTAATGGGTTGGGCGCGACAGACGACAGATGGCGAATTTGAATCCGTCGCCACCGGATACGGAGACAACACAGGAAGCGATGAAGTCTGGGTTGTTGTGAAGCGCACAATCAACGGTTCTACAGTCCGCTACATTGAGCGACTAGATTCTAACGCGCTAACATCGGTGGAGTCTGGAACCTGGCACGGTTCAGCTTTTTGCGATTCCGCTTTAATCGTTGAGAATGATCCGGCGACGACAGCAATTAGCGGACTCGACCACCTCGAGGGCGAGGAAGTGCAAGTAATGGCAGACGGTGCATTCGTTGACGGGCTGACCGTTAGTAGTGGATCAATCACCCTCCCTGACGAAGCAGAAACCGTTGTAGTCGGGTTGGCTTATACGTCACTTTTACAACCTTCTAAGGTAGAACTGCAAATGCAGAATGGAACTGCACAAAGTCGGCACATGACGTGCAAGCAACTCCTTCTGAATCTCTGGAAAACTTTCGGGATTGAGCATTCTGACGACGACACTGGATCGGCATGGTTTGAAAGCACTCTGACGGATAGCGAAGCACCAGACGGCGAAGGTCCAGAACTTTTTACAGGTCTGGTAGACGTGACAAACCAAGGCTCAAACCGTCGCTCGATTGATATTTCCATTCGTCAGGCGCGACCATTCCCAGCGGCAATTCTCGCAATGATTCCACAAATTCACGTTTCTGATTCCTGATATGTTATTTTTACCACTACTCGGACTTGGCATCAAAGCTATTGGCGGATTTGCAAAAGCGAACCGGGCGGAAGCTACGGCAACGCTGAATAATGCAATCAACGTCACTAATGCGACAATCCGCCGGGAAAATACACTGTCAGGAATTCGGATAAATACACTTCGTTCACGCCTCGACTTAAATACAGCGCAAACCAACTTTCGACTAGCGCAAGCCGATGCAGAGGCAGAGTCCAGGCGAGCGGATCGGTTGAGGATGTTTGCGGAACGACAAACAGAGCAGGGCCGGAAATCGATACGTCGCATGAGACG